TTTACTACCTTTTGGGTCTTTTCTAACAACTTGGGTAAAGGTATCAATGGCATAAAGCAAAATTAGGTTTACTTTTTCAATCTAACAACACAAAGTCTATCATTATGCTTGTATCGTTTTTTATTAATTGGGTTCATATAGTTCATTATGGTTTTATAGTCAGTACCTAAAAACCTAATTGCCTTTGCTATTGACCTAAACCATATCTCCTCTTTTGTATCTAAGTAAATCAATCTTACCTCAATGTTGTTGTCAATTCCTGTCATCTCAATAATCGTTTAATTTCAAAGTATAAATGTGCGGTTAAATAAATGCAAATAGCTAATGGAACTGATATTAGCGTAAACTTTAATAGTTCATAAATAAATCTTAATTGTTTCATAAATTATATTTTTGCCATTTCTTGTCTAACTTCTTGCCAATATGTAAGTGCAGGTGTTATGTTGTATATCCCATTTAAATCAGTCAATACACAAATCATTTCATCTACTGATATTAATGCACATTGTTTGGCTTCATTATTATTTGAATTACCACTTGAATGTGGCATAAACTTATCAATTAATTCTTTAGCTTTTTCTTTTGGTGTCATAGGTAATTTCTTTTGGTTTGGAAAATATTTTTCCATTTTATCTTCTATAAGTTTTTTCTCGTTTAATAATTGAAGATACTCTGCTCTTTTAGTTATTATTTCAGAAGCACTATCAAATAATATTTTTTCATTATAAAAAATCCATCCTTTATTAAAAATGCATAAAGCATTAACTACTTCCCATAAATTTTTTAAATCTTTTGTATTCTCTTGCATATATTATTTGTTTTGGTTAAGTATTTGTTCTTTCATCCATTTAGCACCCTTAATAAAACTTCTATCATAAAAGTTATCACTACCATCAAATGGCACTTTAAATGCTTCTTTATCTATATCCCAATCACTTGGCAGTTCTATTGTTGTTAATGATTTGATTATATCGTAAATGGTCTGCAAATCTTTTACTTCTTCACCATTATACATAAACTTAGTGTACTTAATAGTAATAACATCTTCGACTTCATTATTTTTATAAAATGATATAGAAGGACTTGAATACTCTTCTCCTATTGTTAATGTACCTTTTGGTGTCAATAGAATAGCTTTGTCAGAAGCTGTTGTTTGTTTGTTCATATTTATTTGTTTTTGGTTTAATGTGGTAAAAATAGTTTAGTTTAATTAAAAATGTTAAGTATAAATACTAATTTTTATATTAGAATTATATTTCTATTTTGCTTTAATTATTGGTTTAATTTTATTAAATAATTAATTATTAGAATTATATTTCTATTTTGTTTCATATTATAGTTGGTTTTGTAAAAATAGGTACAAAGTATATCTCTTGCACTCGTTTTTGATAAATATTTCGTTATTTAATTTCTCTAAGTCTTTAGGTGTTTTAGCCATCACCTTGTAATGTGCTATTATCTTTTTCTTTATTTGATTTGCTTTCTCTGGACTAAGATTTTCCTTGTTTAGTTCCTTTCGTTTCCATAGTACATCAAAAGCCATTGTATTTAGCAATTCCCAGCCTCTTTTAGCCGACTTATCCCAATTTTCATACAATGCTTCTATAATTTCATCATCTTGGATTTTAGGTATCTCTACTGGTTGTGGCTCTACATAGGTCTTTTGTCTTACCTGCAAAGCTATTGGCTTATAGGCTGCCATCACATCCCCAAAGAACTTAGGTGTAAACATAATCGCTTTGTCAACTGAAAGTTTCCCCATTGCGTAAAGTTCAAAAGCTACTCCAAGTTCCTTTAGTTTAAAGTTTCCGTAATTCTTTATTACAAATTCGCAAAGGAATTGAAACAATTCTATTGTAGGTGTTTGACATCCGCTTAAAGCAATACAGGTCTTTAAATGCTCCTTTACCTCAATCGGTGAGCATCTGCTAACACTCATTGTATCTAAAGCCATTACAACCTTTTGTTCCTCTTTATCAAGTTTAGTATAAATCTCTAAGGGAATTGGATTGTTGCTCTGTAAAAGTTGGTTTGCGATTGTAGCTAATTCCTGTTGCATTTGTTTCGTTTTTAAGTGCAAAAAAACCTTTCCAGCCTTTTGCTAATGATTGTTCAATTATTTGTAGTGCAATTTGTTCATCTCCATCTGATAGTTTAACCAAGTCTTTTAAAGCTGCTTGTTCGCTTTGTGGAGTAGCGTATGTAAACTTAAATTGTTTTCTTTTAAATTCCTTCCACATTTCCCAATAATTTATAAATTCTTCACTTTCAAATGGCATTGTTACCATTACCTTAACCTTATCCTTAACCATTACCTTATCCATAACCATAACCTTGTCCCCTTGCAAGGGGCTTGTATGGGGCTTATAATTGTCAATTTGTTCTTTATACCTTTCTAAATTTTTGATTATTCCTGTATGTGCTTTATTGTTTTCGCTTAAACCGCTTGGATATTGAAACTCTATAAAACTTGGAACAAACCATTTTGAGCCATTTTCTAATGGTATTATTTTATCGCCAAAATACTCTAATGCTTTTTGTTCATCTAATTTTTCGCCAATCCTTATTTGTGCAACTTCTATATCAACTTGCCATATTCCAGAATGGTCGCAGTCATCACATACATATAACCAAAGCAGCTTATAAGGGGCTTTTAAAGACCTAATAAAAGGCTTTTTCCATTTTTCTGTGTCAGTAAATCTTTTAGGCATTGTTAATATATTTTAAATAAACATTGTTATAAAATTCCATTACTATTTTATGCTTAAAATTACCAGCTTTTTCAAGTCTTAACATCAACTCTTTAAGTTTATTTTTTGCTAATTCTTCCAATTCATGGCAAGGAATACATAGTGTTGTAAGATTATCTAAATCATAATCCCAAGGTTCTTTCCCAAAATCGTAACTTTTGTGATGTATGTGTAATGTAGTTGTTTCATCATTACATAATTTGCATTTAAAATCATCCCTTTTCATAACCTCAAGACGTTTTTTTTGCCATCTTGGGTCTTTTAGTTTTTCTGAGTAAGTCATAAAAATAAAATAGCCCGCAGATTTGCTGGTAGTACGAGTACCAACGCCTCCTTGGGCAAAAAGTTTTAGATTAGAATCTCGTACATTCTACTGCAAATATAATCAATTAACCGAATACTGTGCTATTTGCTTCTTATTTTTTAGCTTAACAATGGTAGTTTTTATGTTCATACCATCGTTTCTAAGGTCTGCTATTCGTGCTGCTAATCTAAAGCATCCGAACTTGTTTAAAGCATCAATAGGGGTTAATTTTCTACCTTTATTTAGGTAGTTTGCGATTTGTTGGTTTTGGCTCATAGTTGTAGGTTTTAAATTTGCGCTTAACGTTATCGCCCAACGTGGGGGTTAGAAGGGCAAATCATCCTCTGATTCCTGTTGGTTTACGGCAAATTCTTTTTTAGCAGTTGGTGCATTATAAGAAACTTGCTTACCTCTGCCGCAGTAGTTTTTCTTTGCCTTTTCTGCTCGTTCCTCCATTGTTTGGTTATTCCATACTGTGTGGGTATTTCCATTGGAATCTGGTTCTTTTAGGAAGTCGGTAGCTACGTTTGCGTAACTTTTGCCGTTTTTAGCTTCTTTCCAGTTGATTTCCTCTTTGCAAATGTTTAGTACAATCATTGTTTTTAGTTTTCGTTTTTATTAATTTGTTCTTGGTTAATTTGGTTTTCTGTGTGTACATCCGCTTCCATATCTTGTTCTTCTATCCATTCGCAGTCTTGTAAACAAATTCTACAAATGTTATTTTCTAGAAAGTTAGTGTGCGCACCGCAACAAGTTGAATATGGCATAATTAATCGTTTAAATAGTTTTCAAATACTTCTGTTTTATCAGCAATCATTTCGTAAGGAATGTACTCACTTACAGGTTGTTCTAATAACTCTGGAAAGTATTTTAGTTTATGGTTTTTTAGTTCTTCTTTAGCAATATTTAATTTAACTAAAATTTCTTTTGCATTGTGAGTATAGCTTGTGTCAAACTTATAATTCCAAAACTTAACTTCCTCTCTTAAATCCCATAGTTTATTTAATGGTGTCATAAAGATTGTTTTTTCTTGGTAAATAAATTAGTTATCTCCTTCGCTACTTCTTTCTCTACAATGTCATTATTTAGTGCGTAAAGTTGGCTTAACTCGGTAGTATTAACACATAAATCAATAGCTAATTCCAAGTCATCAACGCTATCGTGTGCCTTAATGTAAGCTGGTGTTTCATCGGTTGATTGTGCCATTTCATCTCCTGTGTAAAGACCGCTTAAATCTTGTGGGTAAGCCTTACGCAAAGCTAATGCCTCTGCAACCTTACTAAGCATTGTATGTGGCATCTTCGCCCATAGACCCATTGGTTTGCCATCGTTTGTTTTTTGGCAGTATTCATCCCAATAAGCCACACCTACTGATGCTTCATACCTTGTTTCTCCGTGAAATCTAAATACTGATACTTTACAAGAAACTAACACACCATCAAGTTCAGTAAAGATTGGTTCGCTTTGTCCACCGTAATTACCGCTACGTTCAGCGATTACTCGGAAGCCATCAATGCTTGTTTGAATTGTCATTTTTTTACCCCATCCAGTTGGTGTTTTTACGTTCCTGTGGATGCAATAAATTTGTCTTGATAAAGCATCAAGTCCAGTTCTTTGTGCTTGGTAAAGAAAGAGTTTTAGTTCATCAACTGTTGCTTCTGGAGCAATCTGTGATTTTACTAACTCTACTTGGTCTTTCGTGTACGAAAGTTGTGGCTTTTTAGCCAGTTGTTGTTCGTTCATATTGGTTGGTTTTAGAGTTTAAAATTAGGTAGTTTAGTGTTAATAACCAAATTAAATAAGCACATTTAAGTTGAAAATGTCGTTTTTTATGGTATCATCAAACTTATTTGATAGTTGTCCTTTAATCTTAGAAATAGAGTGTAAAACTGTTGTTCTATCCCTATTGAATAATTTAGCTATCTCCTCACCATTTAAAGCCGTTTTTTCTTTAGTTAAGTACATAGTCATTTGTCTTGCCAATGTAACTTCCTCGCCTCTATATTTGGACATCATTTGTCCATATTTAATCTGATAGTAATTACATACCTTTTCGGCAATATTGACCGCATACTCTTTTTGTTGTTCCTTGTCCATTCGTATTGTTTTAATGTTTAAATGTTTGTCTAATAAATCCTTTAATTGATTTATCTCTTTTTTTAGTTCTTTGTTCTTATCACGCAAAACCTCTATTTCAAGTTCTGCCATATAAGTTCGATGTACTTCTTTCATTAGAAATGCAAAAGGTTTATTGGGAGCATAAACTCCTCTGTTAATGTATAAAGGTCTAAGATTAGAAAATGATAGCTTTTAAGGATTCTGCGCTGGATGTCATTCATCCTTGCAACCTTAATTAATAAGTCCTCCTCGCTTATCATTGTCCTTGTATCATCCAAACCTCGCCTCCATTCAGCAAGGTCAGCCTCAAATAGATTTTGCCTTCCCTGTGCTTGTTTTAGCAGTTCCAGTAGGATTGTTGCTCTTTTGTGCAACTTCAGTTGTTTCTCTTGATAGATTAGTTTGCTCATATTGTTTTAGGATTTTGTAAACCAACTTACTTAAAGTAATGCCTTTAGTGTCGGCTTCGGTTTGTAAATTAGTCTTTATTTGTTGGCTGACTAACGTTGTTATTAGGGTTTTCATAGATTTCTTTAATGCCTTTTGCTAAGTCCAAACAGGCTTCTAATGTTTGTTTGACATAGCCATCATTAGGCATAATTAATAATTTAGTTTCCAAAGTGTTGATGTAAAGTTCAATCGGTGTCATAGTTAAATGTTTTGAAGGATTGCAGTAATAATAAATGCCACGCATAAAATAATGAATGCGTAAATGGGTTTGATGCTTTCTGCTTGGTAGCGTTCGTTTGCTTTCTCCTGTGGAGTTTTTAGTCTGTTCATATTGGTTGTTTTGGTTTATAAAATTGTGCGTTGAATAGCCGCACCCCTATTGGGGTTATAAAAAGCTATATTCACCATTCCAACGTGGTGAAGAAGGGTCAGAATCATTATAATAAGCAGCATCCATAGCCTTTTCTGCTTCAAACATAGCATCATAAATAGCAGCACCTCTTTTAGAATAGCCATCCCATCCACCTAATTGCTTGTGTAAAGTGCTAATCTGCTTTTGTGCGTTTGCCATTTCATCTTTTGGCATCTTGAACCAATCTTGACTTAATAGCCAATTTTGATAAGAAATAGGAGTGCTTAAAAATTGCATCCCTTTGTACTTGCCGAATTTCAATGTAAAGTTTTTCATATTGCTTTTGGTTTAGGATTCAAAGATAGGGTAAAACCTTATAACTTTATCAAACAAGCCAATTATTTTCTATAAATGTGATGAACGGCAAATAATAAGGATAAATGGTAGATATGTGCCAAAAAGTGCGTTTTATGACACATTATCGTACGAATAAGTGCTAAAAAACCCTCCTAATAAGACTAAAAGGAGGGCTAAACCTAAGTTAAACCAATATGAATCACAAATATATATAAAAAACCCCACCTTTGCGGGGTGGGGAACTATGAACCAACAACTATTTAGAACCATCCTGTAATGGCACATCGTTTGAATTATCAACCCTTCTGTATCCTTGTTGCCACAAAATATTACATAAAGTTACACTTTTGTCCACAATTGATTCCTCCTCATCTATTGGATTGAGCAAGTGCATACATTCGTGAAGTAATATCTCCAGATGCTTTTTACCTTTTAGCCGTGAGTCAATATACACAATGCCATCGCTTTCAGCAATGCCGTGTGCTTGTTCCCTTCCAAGTTTCTTATGTATTACTTTAATTTTCATCTTTCATTAGTGCTAAATCTGGTCTGTCTATTTCTTTAAATATTAAAGTTTCGCCACCTCTTATCTTGCCTAATGTAATCTTAATCTCTTGTTCTAATTGGTGTATTTCTTGTAACTTAGAAACCAACCATTGTTCTTGTTGTAGTGCGTTCAATTTTGCGAAGTTTTTTGGGTATCTCATATTAGAATATTTTATTTTTATAGATTCTTTTGTTTTGAACTGAATAATAACCCTCTACATCCTTTTCTAATATGGCAAACCCTTGTGAATAATTATCAACGTGCTTACAATATTCTACGTTTGGATGCATCAAATGTCCTGTGGTCCAGCAAGTAAAGACTTCCTCATCAAATTGATTTTTAGTTGTGTAAGATTGTACTTGATGAACGTGAGAAGCTATTGCCGACTGTTTAACCCTATCGTAAAGTGTCTTTGCTGGGTTTACACCGCTTCCTCTTCTAAATGTAGTATCGCCGTGAATGATAGGTAATTTGCCAAACTTAACGTGGT